GTACTTCCCATAACTTCGGGCAGCGTGCCTTCAGCAATGCAGCGCCTGCTGGCTACAAGTCCTTAAATACAGCAAATTTACCGACACCAACAATTGCGGATAGTTCGACCGCAATGGATGTGGTGAAGTACAACGGAAATGGCTCAACACAAGCAATTAGTGGAATGAATATGAGCCCTGATCTGGTGTGGACGAAGTATCGAAGCGGTGCAATAGCCAACTTGCTTTATGACACAGTCCGGGGTGTCGGCCCATTAAAAGGTTTAAATAGTGATCAAACTCGTATAGAAGGGGCTTGTTTTGATGCTACGGGTGGATCGGGTTATGGTTACGTCAGTGCCTTCAATAGTGATGGGCATACAGTTGTAAACGGTGGGCAATCAGCAAGCTATGTAAACTACAATGGGCACTCATACATTAGTTGGGTTTGGAACGCCGGAGCTAATAGCGACAAGACCTATGCAATTACAGTTGCAAATCCTGGCTCTGGCAATAAGTATTACGCCGATAGTGCTTTGCAGCCAACGCTAACCCTTGCAGAAGGCAGCACTTACAAGTTTGATCAATCGGCTGCTACAAACAGTGGCCATCCTTTGCGGTTCTCAACCACTAGCGATGGCACGCATGGCGGTGGATCGGAATACACAACAGGTGTAACGACTGCTGGAACGCCAGGTAGCGCGGGAGCGTTTACGCAGATTGTGATTGCAGCAAGCGCACCAACACTGTATGTATATTGCACGGCTCATTCTGGAATGGGCTTCCAGGTAAACACCAGTGATACTGCTGGATCTACGATTCCTGCTGGCTCAATTAGTAGCGCAATAACCAACTCAGCTAAGACGTGGAGCAGCAATATTACGACAACAGGAAACAGTGGCAGTTGGTGGCCTTCTTACCCTGCAACATATATCTTTGACGCCAATACTTCTAACTATGGGCACGCCAATGGTAACGGTTCAGTAGCGGCAGTTGTCACTTTAAGTTTTAGTCCAGCTGTTACTTGTGCATCAACTGTAAGTTTCTTTGGTGGGCTTACTGGAAGTGGGACTGGCACTATTTCCATTAACGGAGGCACGGCTTTTAATTTGACTACAGGCTCCTCAGCTACAACAAAAACCACGGTAGCTTTTAGCGGCTCTATTTCGTCAATAGTCGTTACTAAGACAGCGACTGGCGGTGAAGGTCTGCTGTGTTACGGATTTGAAATTGATGGAGTGCGACTTACTGACAATACTGGATGGTCTTTTCCAGCTAGTCCATCAATCGCAAGTCAAGTAAAGGCGTCACCCGAAAATGGTTTTTCGATTGTTAGTTATGATTATCCAGCTTCTGGTTCTTTTACCGTAGGGCACGGTTTAAACAGTGCCCCGGCTGTCATAATTTATAAAAATAGAAACAGAGCCACAAACTGGTTTGTTTACCATTCTGCGGCTACATCGAAAGACCAATACATAATTTTAAACGGCAATAGTGGTGTCGCAAGCGGAAGTAATTTCTGGGGAACCAGTGCCCCAACCAACGCTGTATTTGGTAGCACGGTAGACGTTACTGGTATTAGCACAGATGAAGCAATTGCTTATTGTTTCACACCTGTAGCGGGACATAGTGCAATGGGAAAATACACCGGCAATCAAAATGCATCAGGCCCATTTGTGTATACCGGCTTTAAAGTTTCGTGGCTTATGGTGAAACGAAGTGATGGCGGAGGCTCTGGGTATGATTGGTTTATCTGGGACGACCAGAGAGACTCATTTAACGCTGTAACACAAGATTTGCGTGCAAATGATCCTGCTGCCGAGACAGCAACTACGCGATGTGACTTTTTATCTAATGGTTTTAAAATTAGAGGTGCAAATTTAGATTTTAACGCTTCTAATGGTGTTTATATCTGGATGGCTTTTGCTTCCAACCCGTTCGCCAGCAATGGCGGGCTTGCTCGTTAAACTGCACTCATCACCTGAATCCTTATGGGCTATTACATCGGCGCTCGCGGTTTACCCATGGATATTCCATGGACCCATAACGACGTGCAATACCCTGCCAATTGGCTTCGACTAAGCAGCTCACAAGACCGGGCCATGCTTGGCATTAGTTGGGGCGTTGAGCAGCAATCTTGGGACCAGCGGTTTTATTGGGGCGTTGATAATCCAAAGCAGCTTGACGACAAGGCCGAAACCGTTGATGACGTTGAAGTCAAAACCACAGGGTTGAAGACACAGTGGAAAGCAGCGCAAGACGAAACTGCAGCATTGTTGCTTGCACCGTCTGATTGGCGCGTTGTCAAAGAGCTAGAAGTCAACAGCAGTTTTGCTGCAGCCAAGGCCGCACTGCCAGCTCCATGGCAGACATATCGAGCGGCTGTTCGTACGTCGTGCAATACGCGCCAAACCGAAATCGACGCTTGCAAAACTGTTGAGGCGTTAAAAGAGCTGTTGTTTGGGTCAGCAACGATTGTCAAGACAAAAACGGTCGTTGAAAAAGACTCGGAAGGCAATGACGTTACGGTCATAAAACCGGACCTTGATAGTGACGGTAATGAGCAAATGATTGCTAATACTGCTGTTGCAACAGCTTGGCCGACGGAGCCTTCTTGATGTTTACTCTTGGTGTACTGGCTGGGGTTGTACTGACAGTTGTTGTCTTAGCTTTCAACCCAGACGACGATCTTTATGAGGACGAGCGACGTGACTACTAGACCTGATCCAATGATCCCCTGCAAGCCAGGAGCGGAAGATCTTCAAGCCATGAACAATAGAAATACATGGATGACCATGCTTTTCATGCTTGAAGGCCGCGACAACCCTGACCATCCACAATGCGGTCTTTACACCGGACTGCACAAGAAGCACTTCTCAACGTTCCCTGGAACGGATGAGAACTGAGGAACAGATCCCTAACTGTCCATTGACTGTCCCAGTTAAAGTACCTACAGAAAACGTTGACTCTTTCAACAATGATCAAAGCATTCGCACTAGCTGTTTCTGGTGTTCTCGCTGGTTCAGCGGCCATGGCAGCCCCGTATATAAACGTGGAGAATAACGCTGGTTACTCAAACGGCGACTATCTAGGCGCAACCACAGATTTTCACGTTGGCTTTGAGGGAGGCCAGGACGTTTACAGCTACTACCTGCAAGGCGGTCCAGCTTTCGTCAGCCCACAAGGCGAAGACGGTGAGTTTGAAATTTCCGGCAAAATTGGCGGAAACGTTCAAGTAGCCGAAAACGTTGGGGTTTATGGCGAACTCAGCTTTTTGACTACAGAAGAAGATCCTTCTGTTGGAACTAAGCTTGGTGTCAAGTACGCATTCTGAGCTATAACTAGCTTAGGTTTCTCACACAGGCCGACAAGAGGTTCCCGCAAGGGGGCCTTTTGTTTTATCTGGAATCATTATGCAAAAAGTTTTCAACGTTCTGTCTGTTGCAGGCTTTGTCTTATCGGCAGGCATGGTCGCTGGATCGGTGATGCTTTACACCCGCATTCCATCAATCACCAAGCATTACATGGGTGAGCTGCAGACTGAGCTAACCAAAATGGTGACTGACATGGTGCCAGGTCAGATTGATGATGTGATGCCTGAATTGCCATCAGCTACAGGGCCAGCAATCGAGACGCCTAAGTTGCCGTTTTAGTGAGCTTCAGGTCCAAAGCCTTCTTTTGCGAGCTGAGCCATGTCTAATTCCGGCGCAGGCTCTGATGCCTTGTCATCAAAGCTTGCCAACCATTCGCGCACAGAATCGCCTGTGGGAGTGCCTTTTGGCCAACGAATGAATTTCAAGACTCCTTTTTCATCGGCAAAACCCATTGAGCTAAAGCCTTTCAGCACGATGTAACTAATAGGTGGTCCTTCGCGGTTCTTTTTGCGTTCGATCCATAGTTGACCTGCGACAAATCGCTCTGACTTCATGCCTGAAATACCTGAGATTGGAGTAGGAAGAATTGAAATCCTTGAAATACCTGCATGGAGGACAACTCCTCCCCTAAGCCTTCCACCGGAACCTCCTATCACCTTAATGCTGGGCTTCCCAGTGGCTGAAATACCTGGCTGTGTTGAGACGAGAAACGTACAACCTGGTAATCCAGACGCTTACACAAATGACAGCAGGGGTAATTTTGTTGTTTGCGATGGAACGATGCCATCGTTTAACGCGATGGATTTTACACCTGGCACGCTGACCTATGGATCAGCAAAAGCTCCAGCTATTGACCCAGACGTTGATGCAGCAAAAGAAAAGCCGGCTGCCTCCAAACAACCGGCTAAGTCCCCTTCACCAATGGTGGCTGACACCGTTGGCATTCCAAATGTAACCGCAGAGTTGCCATGCCCGCCACCTGATGCAGTACCCATTGGAGCTAAAAATAAGCTACAAACGGCTGTAATCATTGGTTATGAACGGATTGATGGAGAATGCAAGGCACAACTCGACCCGTTAGACATACCAGCCATCCTTGGCAACCATCTGCCTGGTTCGCCTGTCGTAGTGACGACTGCAACGATTGCGGTAGTTGCGACGACAGCAGCAATTTTTGCCAAACCATTAGGCGATATTTTACTTAAGACGATTAAACCAGCCGTCAAGAAGACGATCAAGAAAATCAAGGAGAAGCTTGGGAAGAAGGTTGTTGTTGAGTCTGCTTGGCAGCGTCGAAAGTTTCAGAGGTCTTTAAAGAAGTAGGAATTGAATGCTTGTGGGGCAGTAGAACACCAGGCGGATTTGTCAGGACAACATCAGCACAGATTTGAGAATACGGCGACTTGGGGTGAAACATAATTCCATCTTTCATCAGGCTGGCGCAATTCTTAAGCCTTGCAATTTCGTAGTTCAGCCTTTTGTCAGCAAGTGTTGCGTCTAAAAGCGCCACTTGCTTTTCAGCTGCTTTACGACACGTTCTAACGTGATGACGGTCTAGTGGTATTGAAATTGTTGCTGTAATGCCACCGTTTACTGAGAAATTTGTTTTTTGTCCAGTTCGCATTGGCTTATAGAAAAGAACATTGCCAGGATTGTCTGGTCGGCCGTCTGGTATTGGGTTGCCTTCAGGATCAAACGCACCAACAAGATCAAGCGTGTCGTAAACAGCTTCGTTGTAGTGACTTTCGTAAGGGTCTGCCCATCCTGTTGTGGAACTAATAAAAGGGTTGATATTTAAAGTTGAACCTTGGCAGCTAATGCCTCCACCGTAAGTGTTTGTAAATTGCCTTGATGGTACGACTTGAACAGCCTGATTTGTGACTGATCCACTGCTGTTTGCGACTGGAGCGGCAGTGCTTGAGACCTGTGCTTGCGCTGGAGCGGTTAACAGCAAAAGCGTTGCGATAACTCGCTTCATTGGCTAAAGGTGCTAATCGTTTCCGTTAAAGATTCAACGTCTGTCTCTCTGCTAATCAAGGTGTGATTTGTAAGCCCTGGCCCTTGGAGCGTTTCAACAAACTGAAAAGATGCTGCTTGATTGACTATGTTCCAGACAGGTTTGCTGGCAGGGTCAAGGCCAGTCCAGCGGCTAGCAACACCATTAAGAGTGTTTGTTGTTGAAGTCAGGCTAGCCGGGGCAATTGCACCACCAACGGGCTCAATATTTGTTCCGCTTGCGCTGTACTCATAGCCTGTTCTGTACTCGTATGAATTTATAATTTCAACAACTTTTGTTTTAGTGCTTGTGGTTGAAGACAAAACACCTTGCTGAAAATTTGGCACTACGGGGATTGCTGCTACTGGAGCGGCAGTTGCTAACAGGTCAAAACCTGCATAGAGAACAAGCAGCAGAACTCGCATTAACGAATACTGAGTTCTTGGATTACCTGTCCAATCGCAGTAGTACCAGCACCACCAGCAGTAATAGCTAGTGCGCCATCCGTGGCAATGGTCCCTGCAAGAGTGCCTGATACACCGCCCGAAGTTGTAGTGTTGCTAGAGAAGATAGGCATAGCTGGTACTACGCCAGCAGTGACAGTTGTAGACAATACGGTTGGGACATCATCGCCTTCTATATATGACTCTGTATATGAAAAGCTGTCACCAGCAGTAGTAATACTGTAAGCACCAGGAGTGTACCCAAGAGCAGTCCCGGAAGTAAGTGTCCCCAAAGTAGGAGCAGTACCCAAAGTGACGTTAGAGCCAGATACTGCCACTGAAGACGGTACGCGCGTTGAGATTGATCCTGCTCCATCAACAGTCAGTGAGATTGAGGACTTAATAGCGTGCGTGATGTCCGCCGAAGCAGGACTTATCGCAAAAAACGTTAGACACGATACAAAGAGAAAACGTCTCATTTGGGCTTGGACGTAGGGGTTTGTTCCGTAATTGTAGGCTCTTCTTTTTTCTTGCCATTGGCGCGTTTGATGTTGACGCCAAAGCTGGTCATCGTTCCAGTAAGCAACGAAGCAGGAAAGGTTGGGTCCATCGCTTTGACGTAACCCAGGTAGTTGAGGCTAAGCATCACGATCGACCATGTCAAAACAGCCAACTTTACGAAATCCGCCAACGGCGTTGATTCGGATTCTTGCTCCTGTTCTTGCTTAACCTGTTCTTCTGCCATGATGAAACAACGCTATTGGTCGGATGGTGGTTGAAATCTGGGCTGCTGTTGCTGGTGCGTCAATAGGCGTGGCTGCTTCTGGTATCAAAGGTGCTAACCGTGAAGGCCAGCATGGAAGGGATTCGTTGGTACGTCTGACCTCAGCTGTAGACAATTTAGCCAGTCGTATGGATGTGCTCCATGCGGATCTAAGGGTTAGGGACCAGGAGCTATTCGCTCGAATCTCAGACTTAGAGCAGAATGTTGCCAGGCTTGAGGGTCATCAAAACCGCGTCTAGTATTGCGGCAAATACAGTGCCGTCATGGTGTTACTGCTAAAGCCAATCCTGTTTGGCTTCATCAAATCAAAAGCCGTGAAACAGTTATTGCTGGATTGTCTGGTCAAGATCAGCGAGCAGACAGACAACCAGCTAGACGATGTGGCTTGTAAGTATGTCCGAGATCTACTGTTTCCCGAGGATCGCGTTGAGAAGTAAATGTGGGTTTGGGTTGTAATCGTGGGCTTGT